AGGTGAGCAGCTGCGCCTGCGTGCCCTTGCCGCAGGCGTCGGGGCCTTCGAGACAGACGATCATCGTGCTCTCAACCGCCACACCGCGACGGGGGCGTTGTGCCGCGTCTTACGCGCGGTCTTCACGTACTGCCCGGTCTTCTCCACGAGCTGCGCACGGGCCAGCTCGTTCATCACCGCGCCGAGTGCCCGAGGCTCCGGGGGCGTCTCCAGCCCCGCCTGCCAGACATCATCAGACGTGAAGGTGTCCTTGCGCTTGGCCACGTCCACCACGAGGGCCCGTGCCTTCACCATCCACGCCGAGGGCGCGTGCGCCGCCACTCTGGCGAGGCCGTCTTCCTTGCCCCGCTTCCCAGCTTCCATGTCGAACAGCGAACCCTGCGTCATGTCGAACCTCCGAGGAACCCCTTTACCCGCTCAAGCACCTCCGCGCGAAGCGCGGGGTCCTTCAGCGGCATCTGCGCCACGAAGCCCGCCACCGCTTCGTCTACCGTCTCCGCAGAACGCGCCACGCCGACCGCTTGTCGCAACGCGACCTGCGCCTCGGTTGCCTCTGCCTCCACTTCACCACCACCAAGGTGGCCCACTGCCACCGCATGCGCGACGAGACGCTCCGCGGAGGCGACCTCCGCAGGTTCCACCGTTGCGCGCACGAAGGCGAGCTGGCCAGGGGCTGCGAGGACCAGCTTGTTCAGCTCGGCGAGGTCGTCCACCTTGAAGAACCGTGGGCCGGGCACGGGGAGCACACAGCAGCCGTTGTTCTTGTGGCTGTCGTAGATCGCCATCGTTCCGAACGAGGCCCCTGGGTTGTCGAAGCCCGTGGGGCACAGCGTGCCGATCTGCACAGCTCGAAGCGGCGTCGTGGCGGAGCGGTTGGCGTCGTACCAGACCCACTCCTCTGGGTTGTGCCAGTTGCCCGCGTAGACGGCATCCAGCTCGTGCTTCTGCACCAGCCCCTGCACCTGCTCGATGCCCACCGAGTCGTGAGCGTCCATCAGCCAGGGTGGAGTCTTGCCCTTGTCGCGAAGACCGAGGTGCAGGGCCAGTACCTTCGGCGAGGAGGCTGAACTCACCACCGGAGGCTGACCCTGCACCTCAGCCAAAACGAGGGGCAGCCATTCCTCTGCCTTCCCCGGCTGGAAAGGTACAGCCCACACCTCCACCTCGTCTACGGTCGTGCGCCCTTTGCTCCTGATGCGCAGCTTGGTCGGCTTCGTGATGATGGTCGCCACCGGGCTCAGAGGGCCCAGCGCGTGGTCCCCTTCCGCCGCTGACTCCATGTCGTGGTTGCCCAGCATGATGTACGTGGGCACGTCGGGGTAGTGGTCGATGACCGCCTGAACCGCAGCGATGAGCTGGGGAGGAGGCTTCGCCGTGTCGAAGAGATCGCCGTCCACGATGAGGGCTTGGCAGTCCTCCTTCATCGCGAAGTCGTAGGCGGAGCGCAGGCAGCCCAGCACCATGCGGCAACGGTCGTTCAGCCCAGCTACCAGTGGCCCGCCGTAGACCTTGTGGTTCCCGAGGTGCACGTCAGCGACGAAAGCGATCTTCATGCCTTCTTCTTGCCTTTGGGCGAGGCGATTTTCCCTGCATCTTCAGCAGATGCGCCCAGGCGGGTAGCCGCATCGACCGCGGGCCACCCGAGCGCGTCGCGCGCCTCGTCGTAGTCCTTTGAGCTGTTCTCCACGAGCTTCAGGTCTTTGGCGAGGCTGAGCGTCGTCCAACGGTCGTCCCAGCCCTTCGTGAAGTTGAGGAACGTGGTCAGCTCCCGCCCAGGCTCGCAGAAGCGGCTCTTCACCGACTTCACCTTCACCTCGATGCCACCGTCCCGCGGCTTGCCGCTGCGCCCCAGCCGGATGCGGGTGCTCGCGAAGAACTTGAGGGCGTTGCCGCCCGGTGTGTACTCGGGGTTCCCGAACATCACACCCGGCTTCACCCGCGTCTGGTTGACGAAGATGACGTGGGCGTCCTTGCCCTTGAGCGCGTTCTTCACCTTCGGCATGTAGGCCGACATGAAGCGGGCCATCGGGCTCATGTGAGCGTCGCCCACCTCGCCGTCCGCCTGGGCCTTCGTCTCCATCGCCGCCACCGAGTCGAACACCCCGAGGAAGGGCACCCCCTTCGGGGTCGCTTCGAGCGCGGTGAGCAGCTCCGCGCCAGCCTCCTCCGCGTTGGAGAGATCGTCGGCGAGCAGCAGCGTCTCTCGGTCCACGCCGAACGCCCGCGCGCGATCGTCGCTGAGCGCGTTCTCGGCATCGACGTGGAAACCCACGCCACCGATGCGCTGCACAGCTGCGATGGCTGCGAGCACCAGCGAGGTCTTCCCCGATGACTCCGGGCCGTAGACCTCGGAGATCTTCTCCCAAGGCCAGCCGCCAGGGCCCAAGATGAAGCGATCGACTGCCTCCAGCGCCGAGGGGATGCACCCGCGGACCACGCCCGCGTTGCCCATCATCTTGATGCTGCCCTTGCCGTGCTTCTTCTCCACCGCGGCAAAGATCTTCTCCAACGCCTTCTGCTGTGCGTTCACGTGAACCTCGGTGGTGTGTCAGAAACCAATGAAACAGGGGGCCCCCGTTCAGAGGGGGGATAGAACGGGAGCCCCCACGCAGCGCCCTAGCAGGGGCGCCGCTGCTCAGTAGCTGATGTCGTCCTTGTCGTCCGAGTCCGAGTCGTCGGCGTCGATGCCGTCCCCAGACTTGCCGCGGGGGGTCACGTCCTTCTCCTTCTTGAACGGCTCCCGCTCCTCGAACTTGCCGTCGAGCGCCTCTTCGATCTGCTCGTCACTGGGGGCCTCTTCGACGGTGGTCAGTTCCTTCTGCGTCGGCAGAAGCTCTTCCCAGCCGGGCAGCTCCGTGGACTCGCGCGCCAGCGTGTAGCCCTTGTAGCGCGTGTCGAGGCCTTCACCTTTACGGATGAAGACGAGGTTGAACCCCTTCACCGGGTGCGCGGGGTTGCTCACGCCCGCGAGATCGATCGCGTCCATGAGGCCCTTGAACACCGAAGGGCTCATCGTCCAGAGCTGAACCCCCTTCTCCGGGTTCTTCATGTCCACGATGTTCATGTAGACCTGGGAGCTGGGCTCCAGCGCCTTGGCCTTCCGCGCGTCGAGCTTGTTGCCGGTCGCACGCAGCTTCGCCGACTTCTGGCAGAGCGCGCACGGCTGGCTGTATTGGTACTTCGCGCAGATGACGTTCTTCCGCTCGGTGCCCGCGGAGAAGTGATGCTTGTGGTAGGTGAACCACGGCTCGCGCCCCTTCGGCGCGGGCAGCATGCGCACGACGTTCTTCCCCTGGTGCGGCTTGAAGAAGGCACCGCCGCCGCTCGGAAGCGCAGCAGCCTCCTTCTGCATCTTGTCGAGGTTGAAGTCCTCGTAGTCCGACAGCACCAGCTCAGCGGGGCTTCTCTTCACGATTTCGTTTCCCATTTTTTCTCTCTCTTTTTTGATGGAGGCTCTGTCGCTGGCCTCCCGCGTTGTGCCCGAAATGGGCAAAAGTTATTCCTGCTCCAGCTCCTTGGCGCGGCGGTCTGCGAAGCTGCGCTCCATGATGCGCTGGTCACCTGCGCGCTCCTGCCGAATCTGGGCGCCCATCGACACCAGCATGTCGGCCTTCTTGCTGATGGTCTTCACCCGACCGGAGAGCTGCGTGTACTCGTACTGCGCCTCGATGTGAGCGAGGTGCACCTTCTCGTAGGCAGGGTGGGCCCTGATGCCCGCCTCCACACCAGCCTCGGTCGGGGGCTTCTTGCCCTCCTGCGCTTCCTTCAGGTGGAGGTAGAGCTTCGCCTCGGTCTTCTTCTCCTCCCACTCGGCGAGCATCACTTCCTTGCTCGCGTTGGCGAGGCGCTCGTTCCAGTACCCGAAGTCGCCCGACAGCCGGGTGAACTCCTCGTCGATGAGCGCAGGCTCAAAGTCGATGCACTGCTTGTAGTAGGAATCGACTTCCAGCTCTCTCAGCATCGACTTTCCAGGGCTCGCCATGTGTTCTCCTCTTGCCCGGAGCCGGGCCGTTTTTCCCTAAATATGTGACCACGTTCGTCGATCGATGATGCTTCGCACGGTGAACAGGCTGATACCAAAGAGAGCTGACAGTGCTCTCTGCTTGGTGCCGCCTGCGCGAAGAGCGCGCAGTCTCAAGACTTTCTCTGTCGTAAGCTTCGAGTTCCCGTGCTGCTCCCCACGCGCGGTGGCTTCAGGATGCGTGTAGCGCCCGCTGTGTTCGCCACGCGCGAACCGTCGTCGGTTCTTCCGAGCGCAATCAGCCACGTTGTCCTTCTGAGTACCCAGGAACAGGTGCCGTACACACGCAGGGGTATCGCACTTGTGGAGCACTTTTTTCCCGTCTGGAATCGGGCCGTGCACCAGTTCCCACGCCACCCGATGAGCCAAACGGGGTTTGCCATCGACTACGATGGCACCGTAACCGTGCTCGTTCCTCGTGCTGGCGGTCCACAACCAACACCGCGAGGTCATGCCCCGTTTTCTTGGGCCCTTCTTGTTGACCTTCTCCCAAAACCGCAGGGCCAACGTCACAAGTCCACCTTCTCCAGTGAGCCCCATTTGGCCCCAACCTCCACGTCCACCTCCAGCGGGACCTTCTCATTGCACCAAGGGTAGTTGGTCATCGCTTCACGCGCGGCGAGCGCGACTTCTTTCCAGCTGCTCTCCTTACACAAGACCATTATACTATCGTGCACCGGGAGCACCACCTCGGCGTCGATCTCGCGCCGGTCGATCATGTCCACCAGCTTCGAGATCGAGGCGATGCAGAACTCGCTCGCCGTGCCCTGGATGGGGGTGTTGATGGCCCCGTTCTTCGCGCGGGAAGCAGCGAGGGCCCCCTCATCCGTCTCGTCGCCGATGTTCCACAGGGGACGCCAGCGAGCACGCTCGCCCTCCCACATCGTCCAGCACCCGCCCTTCTCACGCGCGTACCCAATGGCCTCGCGGCACCACTCCCCGTAGCGCACGAACTTCCCGAAGATGGCCTTCCGAATCTGTGATGCGCGCTCCTCGTCGATGCCCAGCTCCGCGGCCAGGGAACGATCGGTCTTCCCGTAGGCGATGCCGAAGTTGAACGCCTTCGCGCCCGTGCGATGAACCTTCGTGCACTGCTCTGGCTCGATGTTCCAGGCGAGCTTGCTGATGAGCTGCGCCGTGCCCATGTGGAAGTCGATGCCGGAGCGGAAGAGGTCCGCCATCACGGTGTCGTTGGCGAGCAACGCCGCGATGCGCAGCTCCAGCTGGCTGTAGTCGAGCTGCACCAGCACCTTGCCGGTCGGAGCAGCGAAGCAGTCCCGCGCTCGTCTGCCGTCGTCGCTGTCAGCCGCGCGAGGGATGTTCTGAAGGTTCGGGTTCGAGCACGAGGTGCGCCCAGAGCGCGCGCCGTCGAGGTGGATGCTCGGGTGAATGCGCCCGTCAGGCCGGAGGCACCGCGCCCAGTCCTGCGCGTAGCCCGCGAGCTTCTGGTAGTGCCGATACTCCAAGATGTAGCCAGGGAGCGGGTGCTGGCTCCGCAGGTGCGCGAGAGCCTCTTCGTCGGTACTCGGTGCCCCGCTGTCGGTCTGGAACGGAGAGTCCAGCCCCAGCTTGTCGTAGAGCACCTTGGCCAGCTGCTGGGGGGAGCCAGGGTTCAGCTCCTTCGCGCCGGGGAGCTTGTACTGCTGCACCTTCTCCCAAGCAGCCTGCTGGCTCTGCCCCATCAGCTCGCCGAACAGCTGCCCCGCTTGAGCGTCGAACGGCACGCCCCACTCCTCCACGCGCTGAATGGCGGTCGCCGCTGGCAGCACGATCTTGTCCCAGATGCGCTCACGCTCCGGTGCGAGGTGCAAGCGGAGCGAGAACTGCGAAGCCAGCCGCGCGGTGGAGTAGGCATCGCGCGAGACGTACCGCATGCGCACCTCGGGCTTCAGGAAGGCGTAGGCGATCGCCTTGGGCTCCTCGGCGTACTTCTCCATGTCGAAGCCCTGCCTGATGGCCGAATCCACGGTGTCGGAGAACGCCATGCTGAGCTGCCTGCTCTCCCGCCGCTTCTTCACCTTCGCGGCCACCTCCTTGATGCGCTTCTCGATGGTGGCCAGGGCGCTCGCCGCCTCCTCCTTGCCCCCGCCCATGCCAATCAGCTCCTGCATGTCTTCGAGGTTCGCGGTGGCGTCGGGCTCCAACAGCTTGCGCTGGAGCCGGGTGTCAAAGGAGATGCCCTGCACCCGCATACGCTTGCCGCACCACAGGGCGTGCTGGTCGGCCTTGACGTTGCTGCCCCCCTTGGGCACCTCGGGGTCTTCCAGAAGGGCCCTGAGAGGCTCCCAGCGGGCCGGGTCGTTCAGGGCCTCTTCGTCCCAGGCCCACACCGTTGCGCGCCCCACTGGGCTGGCAGCGAGCGCCAGAAGGCGGAAATCGGGGTCGAAGAGATACCCCGCCCATTCAAGGTCGAAGGCGAACCCATCGCCCCGCTGAAGGTCTTCCACCGCAGCCAGGGCGTCAGCCGGGGTGGTGACCAAGGTCGTGAAGAACCCAGGCTCCAAGTGTGTCGGCTTGGGCAGGTTGGCCCGGAGCGCCCACTTCACGTCAGCTTCGAGGAACTTCGCGAGGAAGCGGTTGCGGTGGGTCGCACCAGGGCTCATCAGGAAGAACACCGGGATGGGCTCCCCGTCGTTCCAGAGCCACGTGTAGCCGCGCCGGAAGTTCATCGGGCTCAGCGTGCGCCCGGTCAGCGAGTAGAGCGCCGACCACCCCAGGGCCAGGATGCGATCGGGCTTCACCGTGGCGATGGTGTTGGCGAGGTGCGGGCGGCACGCGCTGATGTGCTCGTCGAGCACCTCCACCCTGTCGTTGCCGCGCCCGTTGAAGCAGCGGGTGGCCACGTCGAGCACGATGTCCCCCGCCCAGAGCTGGCGCAGCAGCGGGCGCAGCTTGGTACCGTCGCGCCCGCGGAAGACACGCCCCTCGGCGTCGTCGAAGCCGGTGGGGCCATCACCGACCACCAGCACCGTGGGCTCCCCCTCCATGCCCTTGCCACGCTCCCCCTGGAGCGCAGGCCCCTTCCGGGTCGTACAAAGCTTGCACCGCCGACACTCGGGGTCGAGCTGAAGGGGCTCGACTTCGACGGGCAGCTTTGGGGGTTCTGGGTAGAGCGGTAGCTGGTTAGGCGGCATCCCCCGCCCCCACCTCTTCGTAGGCAGCGAGAGCGGAAATCACCTTGTCCTTGAGGCCAGAGCCGTTCACATCGCGCACGCGGCGCACCGCAGGCACCTCCTTGAGGTCAGCGAAGCCCGCGACGATCTCATCGACCTGGGTCTTCTTCAGCTTCCGTGAGCTGATGACCCACTCCAGCACGTCGATGAAGCGCGTGCTCTTCGCCACCTTCTCGGGAATCTCAGCTCCGTCCGAGCCGGGTTCCTTCACCCCCTCCAGTTCCTTCGCGAGCTTCAGCTCGGGCTTCGACGGTGCGGCATCGGGCACGAAGGGGGGCTCTTCCTCTTTCGGCGCAGGTTTCGGAGCGGGCTCCGCCCGCACGGATGGGGCCCCCTTTTCCGGCTGCTTCCTGGGGGTTGATGGCGCAGGTCCGGTGATCCGCGGCAGCGCGGAACCCACCAGTTTCGGCCCGATGCGGTGGAGAATTTC